AGACCCAAGGGAAGCGTCAAGATGACCATACAGAGGTTTGCTGACAACCCACCCTTAGTACTGCCCAAGACAGACCACCAGAGGCTTAAGGAGCTTAAGGAGTTGATGATTAGGAGTGGAGGTAAGGATGTGGCTCAGAAGGTGATAGAGATAGCATTGAATGATGACCATCCCCATCAATTGGTAGCTTTGAAGATGTGTCTTGATAGGACTCTTCCTATTAGCATGTTTGAGAAGGATAAGAGCCAGAGGTCAGCAGTCACCATTAACATAACAGGGTTGGGACAAGAGCCAACAATAATCGACACCTCTGAACAACCTGAAGACATCGAGGCAAAGTATGGCTGATCTCAATTTCTCTCTACTGCCCTGGCAACAGCAAGTCTTTGCTGACAAAACAAGGTTCAAGGTTGTGGCTGCTGGGCGTAGATGCGGTAAGTCTAGAATGGCGGCAGTTACCCTACTGATAGAAGGATTAAAGTGTCCACAAGGCTCTGCGGTTCTTTATGTGAGTCCCACTATGGGACAGAGTCGTCAAATCATTTGGGACTTACTGCTAGACCTTGGAAGAGAGGTTATTCAGTCTTCTCATGTGAACAACTTAGACATTACCCTGATAAACGGGGCTAGGATATACGTCCGTGGTGCGGATAGACCTGATACCCTTCGTGGAGTCTCATTGACCTATGCCGTTCTTGACGAGGTTGCCGACATTAAGCCCGAAGCATGGGAACAGGTCATTCGAGCCAGTTTGTCTGATAAACGGGGGAGAGCACTCTTCATCGGCACTCCAAAAGGGCGCAATTGGTTCTATGACACCTTTAAGTTGGGCGAGAGTGAAGATGATCCGGATTGGAAGTCCTGGCACTTCACTACCGCTGATAACCCCTTGATTGACGCAAAAGAGATAGAAAGTGCTAAGAAGACCCTAAGTACCTTTGCTTTTAAACAAGAGTACATGGCTTCGTTTACCAATGCTGGTTCAGACATCTTTAAAGAAGAGTGGATTAAATACGGGGTTAAGCCTGAACATGGAAGCTATTACATCGCAGTTGACCTTGCAGGATTCGAGGAAGTTGCCAAACAAGCTGCCAACTCTAAGAAGCGTCTGGATGAGTCTGCTATCTCGATAGTGAAGGTCACAGACGATGGGAAGTGGTTTGTTGAGAAGATTGAACACGGGCGTTGGGATATCCGTGAGACTGCCTCAAAGATTCTGATAGCTATTCGGGACTACCGCCCTTTAAGTGTGGGGATAGAGAGGGGGGCGCTAAAGAACGCTGTTTTGCCCTATCTGAGCGACCTTATGAGGAAAAACAACACCTATGCCCATATCGTAGATTTGACCCACGGGAATAGAAAAAAAGCGGATCGAATCATCTGGGCTTTACAAGGTAGGTTCGAGCATGGCAGAATTGTGTTAAATTCGGAAGAAGATTGGGATGAGTTCGTAGACCAGTTAATCCTGTTTCCCGCACAAGGGGTTCACGATGACTTGCCTGACTCCCTTAGTTACATTGACCAACTTGCTGTCACTTCGTATATGGAAGAAGATGACTCCGAGGAGTGGGAACCAGTAGATATTATTAGTGGGGTATAAGGATGGATGACCCGATAAGCAATGCTAGACCTGATGGTTCACCAAAAGGAACTGGGTTTTTTGGCGCATTGAAAAGGCCAGATGGTAAGGTATCTACAGAAATATCTATTGGGTTAGATGTTGATGGTAAGCAAATAAACGTTCCATTACTTGTTCCATCCCTTACTTTTGAAGAGCTGAATTACTTGCTTCAAAGCAATGTTGATTCAAAAGACTTCCTGAAAAACTTGCCCCCTTCTATAATGGACAAAGCCTATAATCACGCAGAACAGCGTATTAAGGCGGGAATGTCACCTTTTGCGTTGCCTAACGAGGTCTTTAAGCCTCCAGTTGCACCAAAAGCACAACAAATGCCTGAAGCTGCGAATATTCAGTATCAAGACCCTTTTGGCGACACTACAAGGTAATATCATGGAATATCAAGAACCAACCGAGTCCGACAAGGAAATAGTTAACTTTGTTGTTAACCATTGTGATCGTTGGAGGGATTGGAGAGATGTTAACTGTCTTGATGATTGGCTAGAGTACGAGCGCATCTTTAATGGTGAGTGGGATGTCCAAGACAAAACCCGTGAATCCGAGAGAAGCCGTATCGTTACCCCCGCTACCCAACAAGCCGTAGAGACACGCCATGCCGAGATCATGGAAGCCATCTTCGGTCAGGGTGAGTTCTTTGACATTCAAGACGATATTCGTGATGTTAACGGAAGCCCCCTCGATGTTGCTGCCATCAAAGCACAACTCATGGAAGACTTCAAAGTAGACAAGATTCGCAAGTCTATTGACCAGATTGAGCTGTTGGCAGAGATTTATGGCACTGGCATCGGTGAGATTGTTGTCAAAACAGAGAAAGTCTTTGTTCCCGCTACTCAGGCAATACCTGGTCAAATGGGACAAGCGGCTATCGGAGTGGTAGAACAAGACCGCATTGCAGTCAAGATTGTTCCTGTAAACCCCCGTAACTTCTTGTTTGATCCCAATGGAACATCTATTGATGACTGTATGGGTGTGGCTATCGAGAAGTATGTCTCTATCCACAAGGTCGTTAAAGGTCAAGAAGAAGGCATCTACCGCAAGGTAAAAGTCGGTACTGACTCGATGGATACAGACTTAGAGCCTACCCAAGAGATTACTCAGTACGAAGACGATAAAGTTAAACTTTTGACTTACTATGGTTTAGTTCCTCGTGAGTATCTTGAAGAACTAGAAGAAGATGGTGCTGAAGTAGAAGACTTGTTCCCTGAAGATTCTCTACAAGATGAGTATTCCGATCTGGTTGAGGCTATCGTAGTGATTGCCAATGATGGTGTTCTTCTGAAGGCAGAAAAGAACCCATACATGATGAAGGATCGCCCAATCCTTGCTTATCAGGACGATACAGTTCCTAATCGTTTGTTGGGTCGTGGTACTGTCGAGAAGGCTTACAACTCACAAAAGGCTATAGATGCCCAAGTTCGTTCACATTTAGATTCACTAGCCCTGACAACTAGCCCAATGATGGCTATGGATGCCACTCGCCTCCCCCGTGGTGCTAAGTTTGAAGTAAAGCCAGGTAAGGCTATCCTGACAAACGGCAATCCCAATGAGATTCTGTTCCCGTTCAAGTTTGGTAATACTGATGGTTCTAACCTGACAACTGCCAAAGAGTTTGAGCGTATGCTTTTGATGGCAACAGGAACTCTTGACTCTCAGGGAATGATTACTGCGGTGTCCAGAGATGCTGGTCAGGGTGGTATTTCGATGGCTACTGCCTCAATTATCAAGAAATACAAGCGTACCTTGGTGAACTTCCAAGAGGATTTCATGATCCCCTTCATCACCAAAGCCGCCTATCGGTATATGCAGTTCGATCCAGAGCGTTATCCTACTGTGGACATGAAGTTCATTCCTACGGCAGCACTTGGAATCATTGCTAGAGAGCATGAGCAACAACAATTTATCGCTTTATTGCAGACTCTTGGCCCTAATACACCTGTTTTGCCTATCATTTTGAAGGGCATCATGGCTAATTCTTCTCTATCAAACAGATTTGAATTGATTGAGATGCTCGACAAGATGGCTGTTGCTGATCCACAAGCCCAACAAGCGGCTCAGATGCAACAACAATTGGCTATGCAACTGGCACAGGCTCAGATTGCTGTCCAAACGACTCAAGCAGAGCAAAACAAGGCAGAGGCTCAGAAGTTGTTAACAGAGGCTCAGTTGATGCCTATTGAATTGCAAGCAAAGAGTATGGCGGCTAACACGAAGAACCTCCCAACTGATGACGCTTTGGCTTCCAGAGAGTTTGATAAGCGGGTCAAGGTTGCTGAATTGATGCTAAAAGAAGCAGATATTCAGAACAAGGCTAAGATTGTTGAAAAACAAATGACTAGACAATGAACCCAGAACTTCAAAAGTACTACGAAGAGAGATTCTCCACAATGTCCACACAAGGTTGGATAGATTTGATGGAGGATGTTGACAAAATGATAGAACCTTTGAATAATATTTCAACGATTGCAGATGAAAAAAGTCTACAATTCAGAAAAGGTGAGTTATCTATACTTATTTGGCTGAAAAACTTGAAACAAGTCAGCGAAAGAGCATTTGAGGACTTAAATGAGAAGAATGTATGAATTTGCCTGTATAAACGGGCATAAGACAGAGAGATTTGTTGTTTATGAGACAACAAGTCTGAAGTGTGAGTGTGGTGAGGATTCTCATCGCATTCTTTCAGCGCCAGCTTTTAAGTTAGAAGGGTGGTCTGGAGCGTTTCCATCATCGCATGGGAAGTTCGAGAAAAGCCATTTGGATAAGTTAAAGGCTGAACGCAAAATCAACTCATAAGCAATTATGCCGAGTTGAATCTCCTACAACCGATTGACGGCAGGAAAAGGAAAAAAGTATGTTGATTGATGATGACAAAGAAGAGTTGGGTGAGTTAGAGATCGAAGAGCAGAAGATCGAGCAAAAGCCTGAACTTCCTGAGAAATACAGGGATAAAAGTTTAGACGAGATTGTGAAGATGCACCAAGAGGCTGAAAAGCTCATTGGAAAGCAAGCACAAGAGGTAGGCGAGGTCAGGAAGCTAGCCGATGAACTCATCAAACAGAACCTTGGTTCACGACAACAGACTAGGCAGGAAGAGCCTGAAGTAGATTTCTTTGAGAATCCACAGAAGGCAATTCAGAGGACTGTTGATAATCACCCCGACATCCAAGCGGCTCGCATGGCGACTCTTGAGATGAAAAAGGCACAAATTCAGCAGAGGTTAGCGCAAGAACATCCTGATTTTGGCGACATCGCTAAAGATCAAGATTTTGCAAATTGGGTGAAGTCTAGCCCTGTTCGCATTAAGTTATTTGAGCAAGCCGATGCGGGATATGATTATGACTCTGCCAATGAATTGCTATCGACCTATAAACAGCTACGAACTGTAAAAAGTAAGCAAGTAAGTGATGAGGGTGAGGTAACTCGCAAGCAGAACTTAAAGGCAGTAGGTGTTGATGTAGGTGGTTCTGGTGAATCATCAAAGAAGGTATATAGAAGGGCTGACCTTATTCAGCTTCAGTTGAGAGACCCAGATCGTTATGCAGCGCTAAGTGATGAAATCATGCAAGCGTACATAGAGAAACGGGTTCGTTAAAATTTGTTTTAGGAGATTTAATCATGGCATATCCAACACCAGCGGTAACCACAACCACCGCAGCAACGTTCATTCCAGAAATTTGGAGTGATGAAATCGTAGCCGCTTACAAGAAAAACCTTGTATTGGCTAACATCGTTATGAAGATGAACTTCAAGGGCAAGAAGGGTGACACAGTTCACATTCCAGCTCCTACCCGTGGTTCAGCTTCTGCAAAAGCCGCCTCTACTGCCGTCACTCTGATTGCAGATACTGAGACAGAAGTTTTGGTTTCTATCAACCAACACTTTGAATACTCACGTTTCATTGAGGACATCGTTGAAGCCCAAGCCTTGAACAGCTTGCGCCAGTTCTATACTGCTGATGCTGGCTATGCGCTTGCCAAGCAAGTAGACACTAGCTTGATCCAGTTGGGTCGTGCATTCAATGGTGCTACTGTCGGTACTAACGACTACGCAACAAGCAATACATCCACCAAAGCCTTCATCGGTTCTGATGGCACTACTGCTTACAACAGCACATCTTCCAATGCAGCCGCATTGACTGACGCTGCTATTCGTCGCACTATTCAGCGTTTGGACGACAACGACACTCCTATGGATGGTCGCTTCTTTATCATTCCTCCTTCAAGCCGCAATACGTTGATGGGTCTTGCCCGTTACACAGAACAGGCTTTTGTGGGTAATGGCAATGCAATCCGCAATGGTGAAATCGGTCAACTGTATGGTATCCCCGTGTTCACAACAAGCAATGCTGATACTGGTGCTGGTAACTCTGGCGCTGATCGTATCTGCTTGATGGGCCACAAGGACTCTATGGTTTTGGTTGAGCAAATGGGCATCCGTTCACAGACTCAATACAAGCAAGACTACTTGGCTACCTTGTTCACATCTGACACACTTTATGGTGTGAAAGCAATGCGTACAGCCGCCACAACTGGTGCAGCTTTGTCTTCTAGCGCATTTGCGTTGGCAGTTCCAGCCTAATAGTTGCCACTTTCCCCTCATCTTCACGGGTGGGGGGATTTTTTCTAATCTAGGAGGAATTTATTATGGCAGCAGCATCAGCAGTCGTTTCCCGCAGGGGTAATGACCAGTTTCGTGGTCTATTTACAGACACTTGGGACGTTACCTGTACTCTTGATAGCGCATCAGTAGCTACTACTGCAACCGCTACAGATACAGTTACAGTTCCAGGCGTTGCATTGGGCGACATGGTTATCGGTATGGCAATTGGCGTTTCTGAGGCAGGTTTGGTTCGTAGAGCCTATGTTTCAGCCGCTAATACAGTTACTATCGTGACTTACAACCCTACAGCAGGTTCTGTAGACTTGGCATCAACCACATTGAACCTTATTGTGGCTCGTGCGGTGTAATAAAAGGGGGCTAATACCCCCCTTTTTTTGGAGTTCTTATGGCGACCTTTAGATGTTTAACAAGTGGACAGACAGTCACTTTTACCTATCAGCACGATATTGATTCGATGAAAGGTCATCAAGGTTACGTCAGAATTGATGAAGTTGAAGAAGAAACTTCTGAAAAGCAAATAGTCTTGCAACCTCCAGTACCTGTTAAGAAGATGGGTCGTCCAAGGAAATCAAATGTCTGAGATTGATCCACGAGAATTTGGCAAGTTAGAGGCTCAAGTTGAGGCTCTACAAACAGAAGTTCACGCACTTCGCCAAGATATTAAGACGCTTTTAGAAATGGCTAACAAATCTAAAGGCGGTTTTTTCGTTGGAATGGCGATAGCCTCCGTTGTTGGCGGCATCATTTCTTTCATTGCAACCAAGCTAGTTCGATAAGGATTTATATGCCACAAGTTGGAAACAAGAAATTCCCATACACAGAAAAAGGCGAGAAAGAAGCCAAAGAGTATGGCAAGAAGAAATCTATGCCTGTTACTGTAATGATTGCTATTGGTAAGCCTAAAGCTATGCCTACTCGTGGTGGTCGTACTGCTTCGAACATGATGAAAAAAGCAGGTCGTGGCAAATGAAACCCGCCACCAAGATCAGGAAAGTAATGCGTGAGTTTAAGGAAGGAACTCTCCACTCTGGCAAAAAAGGCCCTGTGGTGAAGAATCCTAAACAAGCGATTGCCATTGCCATTTCAGAATCTAAGAGGAAGAAGAAATGAAACAAGGTCTTTATAGCAACATCGCAGCAAAGAGAGAACGCATCAAAGCGGGTTCTAAGGAAAAGATGCGTAAGGTTGGCTCTAAAGGCGCTCCTACTGAGGCGGCATTTAAGGCTGCGGCTAAGACCGCAAAGAAGAAATGAAAACTCCTGCTTGGCAAAGAAAAGAAGGACAAAATCCCAAAGGGGGCTTGAATGCCAAGGGTAGAGCATCGTATAATGCAGAAACTGGTGGCAAATTGAATGCCCCAAAAAAGTCGGGCGATAACCCTGCAAGGGCCTCCTTTTTAGCACGTATGGGCAATATGCCTGGCGCTGAGATGAAAGATGGGAAGCCTACCCGACTCCTATTATCTCTTAGAGCTTGGGGCGCATCGTCCAAGGAAGACGCTAAAGCGAAGGCTAAAGCGATCTCTAAGAGGAATAAATGAGACCTGTATCTGTCGGAATTAGCCCAACAGCGGATACGCTGACTACTGTTTACACAGTACCTACGGGTTATTACGCCAAATTTACTGTCATGTATATCCACAATACTGGTGGAAATACAAAGCACATCACAGTCCAATGGTATGACGCAAGTACTGCTGCAACCTTGGACATTCTTACTGCATATACCTTGGCTTCAAAAACATACCTTCAATTTGATGGTGCGGCTTATATCGTTTTAGAAGAGGGCGATAAATTACAAATTACAACTGAAGCGGCAAGTTCATTCAGTTTTATTGCAACATTTGAGGTTCAGGGAGCACAACGAACATGACCTACTTAGAACTTGTTAACGATGTGCTAGTTCGCTTGCGTGAAAGCACAGTATCTACTGTTGGCGAAACAACCTATTCTTCTCTGATTGGCAAGTTTGTCAATGATGCTAAGAGACAGATTGAAGACTCTTATAACTGGAATTGCCTTGCTCAAACAATCACAGTAACGACTACTGCTGGTACAAGTTCCTATGCTTTGACAGGTGCGGGACAGAAGTTTCGTGTCAATGATGCTCTGAACACAACAAGTTTGATTGGTCTTCGCAATATTGAGTTTGTGGACATGAACCGCAAACTAAACCTTGGCGCACCTTCTCAATCTATTCCTTCAGAGTTCTGCTTTAGCGGTGTGGATGGTAGTGGAGACACCAAGGTAGACCTGTTTCCTGTTCCTTCTGGTGCTTTTACTCTGTTGTTTGACCTGACTATCCCACAGGCTGCTTTGTCTGCTGATGGCACATCTGTCAAGGTTTTGGACTACTTGGTGACTCAAAGCGCCTATGCTCGTGCTTTGATTGAGCGTGGTGAGGATGGTGGTACTGCTTCTAATGAGGCTTATGCCTTGTTCAGAGGAATGCTCTCTGATGCGATTGCATTGGAGTCCACTCGTTATCCTGAAGACAACTTTGTGGCGGTCTAATGGCATCAGCACTTCAAAGTTATAGTCTCTCAGCACCAGGCTTTTATGGCCTGAATACTGAAGATTCCCCCCTTGATTTAGGGGCTGGCTTTGCTTTGGTTGCGACTAACTGCATCTTGGATCAGTATGGTCGTATTGGTGCTAGAAAAGGTTGGTCAAGGGTTAACTCTTCCTCTGGCAATCTAGGCGCTAACGATGTTGGTGTCATCCATGAATTAGTCCAGACTGACGGGACTCTTACAGTTCTGTTTGCTGGCAACAACAAGATATTTAAACTTGGCACTTCTAATGCGGTAACTGAGTTGACCTATGGTGGTGGCGGTACTGCTCCTACTATCACGGCATCTAACTGGCAATGTGCCTCTTTGAATGGCATTGCTTACTTCTTTCAAACAGGTCACGATCCATTGATTTATGACCCCGCAGTAAGTACTTCTACGTACCGCAGAGTGTCAGAGAAGTCTGGTTATGTAGCTACAGTTCCTCAAGCCAACATCGCTATTTCAGCATTTGGTCGTCTGTGGGTGGCTAATACATCTACAGATAAGGTGACTATCAGCTTCTCTGACCTGATTGCTGGTCATGTATGGTCTGGTGGCACTTCAGGCTCTTTAGATGTTTCTCGTGTATGGCCTAATGGTGCAGATGAAGTCATGGGATTGGCAGCACACAATGATTTCTTGTTTATCTTTGGTAAGAAGCAAATTCTTGTTTACTCTGGTGCTTCAACACCTGCATCTCTCGTTCTGAGCGACACAGTAGGTTCTATTGGATGTATTGCTAGGGATACCATACAAAGTATTGGTACTGATGTTGTTTTCTTGTCAGACTCAGGTGTTCGTTCATTGATGAGGACTATCCAAGAGAAGTCTGCACCTTTGCGTGACCTATCTAAGAATGTTCGTTTCGATCTAGAATCATCCTTGGCAGGTGAAACACTAGCCAATATCAAGTCTGTTTACTCAGAGAAGAACGCTTTTTATCTGCTTGTTTTACCCGCTACTTTGCAAGTTTACTGCTTTGATACGAAGCAATCCTTGCAAGATGGTGCTTCCCGTGTAACCAAGTGGGATTCTATTTCTCCAACTTGTTTGAAATCACTAAGAAATGGTGATTTATACATTGGTAAGAATGGATACATTGGTAAGTATGGAACTTATCTTGATGACACATTGAGTTATCGGTTTTCTTACTACACCAACAATGCTGACTTAGGAAACCCTAATCAGATTTCCATCCTGAAGTCCATTACTGCCGTGGTGATTGGTGGTTCTAACCAGTTCCTCACAATCAAGTGGGCTTTTGACTACTCGGGCGCTTATCAGTCAGAGAACGTCTTTATTCCACCTCAAGGCTATTTTGAGTATGGAGTTGGTGAGTATGCAATTGCAGACTACGCAAGTGGCATACCAATTAAAGCATTGACAAGTAATGCTTCAAGTGCAGGTAAAATTGTGCAAACTGGTTACGAAGCCACTATCAATGGCACTCAGTTGTCAATTCAGAAAATTGAACTTCAAGCCAAAGAAGGCAAGATAGGATAAACCATGTCAAATTACTCAAAAAGTACGAATTTCGCAACCAAAGATAACCTTTCGCCTGGCAATCCTCTAAAGATTGTTAAAGGTACTGAGATTGATACAGAGTTCAATAACATTGCAACTGCCATTGCGACTAAGACAGATAACTCATCTGCCACCATTACTGGGGGTACGATAAATGGTGCGGTAATCGGTGGAACTACTGCTGCTGCGGGAACTTTTACTAACCTTACTGTTAGCACAGCCGCTACGATTGCTTCTGCCGCCATTAGTGCAGGGACAATCAATGGTGCAGTCATTGGTGGCTCATCTCCACTTGCTATTACTGGCACGAACATCACCGCCAATACAGGCTTTAGTGGCCCATTGACAGGTGCAGTAACTGGTAACGTCACAGGTAATGTAACGGGTGACGTAACGGGCAATGTCACGGGTAACGTAACTGGCAATCTGACAGGCAATGTAACTGCGGCTTCTGGTACTTCTACGTTCAACAATGTGACCATCTCTGGTTCATTGGACATGGATTCTGGTACATCGGCAACCATTACTGGTTTGGCGAGTCCCACAAACGATTCTGATGCGGCTACGAAGGGTTATGTTGACTCACTAGCCCAAGGTATTGATGCTAAAGCCTCGGTAGTTGCGGCTACTACTGCAAACATCACATTGTCTGGCACACAAACGATTGATGGCGTATCGGTTGTTGCTGGTGACCGAGTATTGGTCAAGGATCAGTCTAGTCAGTCTAACAATGGCATTTACTTGGTTGCTTCAGGTTCTTGGACACGAACAACTGATGCTGATTCATGGACAGAATTGACTGCGGCTTTTACCTTTGTTGAAAAAGGCACTACTAACGCTGATTCAGGTTGGATTTGTACAGTAGATGCAGGTGGGACATTGGGAAGCACATCTGTTACTTGGGCACAGTTCTCTGGTGCAGGTCAGATTACCGCAGGTGATGGTCTTACAAAGACAGGTAACACTCTCAATGTAGGAACTGCATCATCTAGCCGTATTGTTGTCAATGGCGACAACATTGATTTGGCTACTTCTGGCATTTCGGCAGGAACATACCAATCTGTCACTTTTGATGCTTATGGTCGTGCAACAACAGGAACGAATCCTACGACTATTGCTGGCTATAACATCTCAAATGCTTATACCAAAACTGAGATAGATTCGATCTTTGGCTCGACTACTGCGGCAGCTACATCTGCATCTAATGCGGCTACCTCTGCTTCCAATGCGGCAACAAGTGCTTCCAACGCTTCAACAAGTGCAAGCAATGCGGCTACTAGCGAAACCAATGCGGCAGCTTCCTATGATGCTTTTGATGACAGATACTTAGGTTCTAAGTCAACTGCTCCTAGTGTTGACAACGATGGAAATGCTCTGTTGACGGGTGCTTTGTACTGGAACAACTCAGTAAACACTCTTTATGTTTGGACAGGATCGGCTTGGACTCAGGCGGCATTTACAGCTAGTGGATTCTTAACTGCTTCTAATAACTTATCCGATGTTGCTAGTACATCTACTGCTCGTACTAACTTAGGTTTGGCAATCGGTACTGATGTACAAGCCTATAACGCTAACAATGCAGTAACTAATTCAGCGCAGACCTTTACTGCTACACAAACCTTTAGCGGTACATCTTCTGCTACTGCCATTGTTCTAAACGATGCAGCAGAGGTAGCAACAGTATCAGCAACAGCAGCCACTGGCACGATTAACTACGACATTACAACTCAGTCAGTCCTGTACTACACAAGTAACGCAAGTGCTAACTGGACAGTTAACTTCAGAGCCTCTAGCGGTACTTCATTGAATACTTTGATGAGTACAGGTCAGTCAATGACTGTGGCTTTCTTGGTCACTCAAGGCTCTACTGCTTACTACAACTCTGCTGTGCAAGTTGATGGCACTACGTCAGGAGTAACTACTAGGTGGCTAGGTGGTGCGCCTACTGCAGGTAATGCTAGTGGCATTGATAGCATAAGGTATCTCATAATTAAAACGGCTAGTGCTACTTTCACAATTCTTGCTTCAGTTACACAGTTCAAGGCTTAAAGATGTGTATCTGCAAAAGATGTAATGTTGACAAGCCTTTGGATGAATTCCAAATGGATAAGCGCAGAAACAAGCACTATGGTACTTGTAGGGTTTGTCGTGTTAAAGCGCAGAACGACAGAAGACTTGCAAACATTGACGAATATAGAAAGAAGACTCGTGAGTATTTGCGTGAGTGGAGGGCTAAAAATCCTGAGAAACAAGCCGCCATCTGCAAAACATATGATGAGAAAAATAGGGACAAGCGTAGTGCCTATGCCAAACAATATCGTAAAGACAATCCTGAGAAAGTAAAAGCATTACTTCAATCATGGGTTAAAGCCAATCCTGAGAAAATGAAAGGCTATATGCAGAAAGCATCAAAGGCTTGGCATGAACGTAATCCTGAGTATCTTAAAGAGCATTACAAGGCCAACAAAGAGCGTTATGTAGCGGCTAGAGCAAGGCGTAGGGCGGCTCAAGAGTCAGCTACACCAACTTGGTTAACAGCCATTGATAAAGCTATGATTCAAGAAATGTACGATGTTTCTGAAGCAAGGTATATCCAAACTGGTATAAAACACCATGTTGACCACATTGTTCCAATTAACGGCAAAGGCGTAGCTGGTATGCACGTTCCTTGGAATTTACAAGTTATAACTGCTCACGAGAATTTGAGCAAAGGTTGGAGGTTCTAATGCCATTACAAGCAACAAGTGGTGCGGCTTCTTATGATGCCTTTGGTGGTGGTGTTCCTGCCGTAGCTAAATATATAGAAGATTATTTCTCCACGTTTTTGTATTCTGGTACTGGTGCTGCTCAAACAATTACTAATGGTATTGATTTATCTACCAAAGGTGGTTTAGTTTGGATTAAGGATAGAAGTGCAACTAGGTCGCACTGCTTAGCTGACACTGCCAATGGCGCTTATTACAATCTATTTTCTGATTTGACTAATGGATTGTCTGGCCCTGATTTTCAAAGGCTTACAGCTTTCAATTCAAATGGTTTTAGCATTGGTTCTGCTGGCTTGGTTAACAATAGCGGTGGTACATACACAAGTTGGTCTTGGGCAAAAGCTCCAAAGTTCTTTGATATTGTGACTTATACGGGGAATGGGACTTCTGGCAGAACTGTGGCGCATAACCTTGGGTCTGTGCCAGGTTGCATCATCGTTAAAAGAACATCTGGTGACCCAATTGATTGGTTGGTTTATCACCGAGGAACTGATGCAACATCTCCGCAAAACTATGATTTAAAGTTAAACACAACTGCGGCTAGGGTTCTTCAATCAGGTTCTTGGAATGATACTGCCCCTACATCTACAGTATTTACTTTAGGCGATAGCGGAACAGGAAACACAAATGGTGAAACCTATGTCGCCTACCTATTCGCCCACAACGCAGGAGGCTTTGGCCTAACTGGTACAGACAATGTGATTTCGTGTGGGAGTTTAGTAAGTGGCACAGTACAAGACATAAATCTTGGTTATGAGCCACAGTGGATTATGTATAAAAACGCTAGCGGATCTACTGGCGGCTGGACAATGTTTGATACTATGCGTGGCATGACCACAGATGGGTCTGGTGCGTATTTACAAGCAAACACATCAGCAGCAGAAGTAACAGCATCAGCACAGCCATCGCCACTAGCAACAGGATTTAGATGGAATTACACAGGTAACTCTGGTCAAACATTCATCTACATAGCCATTCGTAGAGGCCCGATGAAAGTGCCTACGAGTGGGACTAGTGTGTTTGCGGTTAGTACGGCATCTGGAGAACCTGCTTATTCACCGCTGTTTACGGCTGGTTTTTCGGACATGACTTTGCACAGCCCAAGAGTATCTGAATCTGGCAATGGCCATTTAATTACGGATAGATTAAGAGGCAATGGGGTTATTCTTGAAACACCATACACCAATGCCGAAAATACAATTTCCACATATTTTAAATATGATTCAAATAATGGTGCATACATTCCAAATCTTGGATATTTTAATAATACTGGTGGTACGTCAAAACCTTATGCGTTACGTGCTTTTAGACGTGCCCCCAGCTTCTTTGATGAGGTTTGCTATACAGGGACAGGAAGTGCAAGGACTGTGACGCATAACTTAGGTGTAGTGCCTGAGTTGATGATTGTGAAAGCCAGAAGCTCCGCTGGTTATGCTTGGTGCGTATACGCAGCTCCTCTTGGCGCAAGTTATGTTGCGTTTTTAAATCTGACATCTGAGTTTTTTAGTGGCGCAGCTCAATGGAATAGCACAACACCAACAAGTTCTGTTTTTTCTTTATCAAACAATGTTGCCGTAAACAACTCAGGCACAACCTATGTCGCCTACCTATTTGCTACTTGTGCAGGTGTAAGTAAGTGCACCGCCTTTACTGGTACAGGAACACTACAGACTATTAACTGCGGGTTTACTTCGGGGGCGAGGTTCGTTCTCATAAAAAGAACTGACTCTACGGGTGATTGGTACGTCTGGGATTCAAGCAGGGGGTTATCGTCATCTACAGACCCATACCTTTTATTAAACTCTACAGCCGCAGAAGTAACTTCAACAAATTGGGTTGATACAACATCAACAGGATTTCAAGTTACAGCCGCTTCAGGTAATAATGTAAACATTAACGGAGCCAGTTACATAGCGCTGGCTATAGCCTGATGGAATACATTTATATTATTGAAAACACCAACACAGGGAAGTTCTACATTGGTAGAACGAATGACCCTGCACAACGCAAACGTGCGCATTTCTCTGAACTTCGCAGAGGTGCTCATGGCAATCCAAGGCTTCAGTATTCATTTAACAAGCATGGTGAACAAGCGTTTGAGTTTAAAGTAGTTGATAGTGCTGAGTCGGATAAGATTTGTGACAAAGAGGCTGAGTGGTTTTCTGCTTTTGATGAAGATAAATCATATTTGTACAACTGCCATTTTCAAACTTATGGTGGCCCAAAAATATGGAAGCCACATACACCAGAATCGAAGCTAAAGATTTCAGAAGCTATTAAAGATGGCACACGTAAGTACATCTTTAATATTCTTGATGAGCGTTATGCTGGTGCGAGTGTGAAGGCTTTGGCAAAGAAACATAGTGTATCTACAGAAACAATACTTTCATACAATGCAGAGTGGGAACAACTGCGTGGCCTAAAAATGCCAAAGAGCGTACAAGAGGAATCATCAAAGCAACGAGTTGCTGAGTTTGTTAGGTTGTTTATGGTTGCTGGTGATGCTGCTTTACACGAACTAAAGACTATTGGTGTTTCTCGTAGGTCTTTGATTAAGTACCTACCTGACTACGGCTTATCTTTTAAGGACATTAACTTAATTAAATGGCGTGACGATGCAAAGAATAGAGCATTAGAAGCTATCAAAATGGTTAATGAAACAGGTTGCACAGCTTTACACGCCATGAGAGAGTGCAATGCTACTGTCTCAAGCTATTACAAATACCGAGGAGTTTAAAATGCAAATTCGTTTACGTTCAACAGGGCAAGTAATGTACGAAAGTGAATTTCGTGCATACACAAAAGCCAATGGTGGCCCATCATGGGACGCAACAACAACTGAAGTCTTAGAGGCTTTGGGTGCTGATGTAGTCTTTGAAGGCCCACAAGCTACGGGTGGTACTGTTTACCAATACTCTCAAGCCTCTGGCGTTGAGCAAGTAGATGGTAAATGGTACACAAAGTATATCCTTGGCCCTGTCTTTGTAGATACACCCGCCACAGAAGAAACACCTGCTAAAACAGCCCTTGAGCATGAGACTGCTTACAAGGCTTCCAAGGATGCTGAACAGGCTAAGAGTGTTCGTGCTTCAAGGGATGAGAAGTTGAAAGACTGTGATTGGACACAAGTGGCTGATGCCCCTGTTGACAAAGCAGTATGGGCTACCTATCGTCAAGCCTTGCGTGATGTCACTACGCAGACAGGTTTCCCTTGGACAATTACATGGCCTGATGAGCCAAAATAAGGAGTAATCATGGCTGTAACTAGCGCACAAATTGTAGATTTCTTAGTAGCAAACCCTGGCATGAGTGATGCCCAGATCGTCACGGCTATGGAGACTTATGGAGTCTCTCCTGCTCAAATGGCTCAAGCAGTTGGACTAAATGAAGGTGAAGTTGCTTCCCGTGTGGCGGCTACTATTCCTCAAGGTCAAACAATTACTTTGGGAGACACCATTGTCCAACCTCAGTATCAAGTTATTGGTGATGGTGAGAATCAGCAGATCGGTGGTCTTGAGAATGTCTATACCTATAAAGTTGGTGAAAACCAAGCAGGTGGTGGCTATCAACAATACACACCTACTGGTGAACTTCAGAGAACTGGTGTTCAACAAGAAGTTAATGCTGGTCAAGACTTTCTGAAGTTCTTGGCAGGTTCTGCAGGTTTGTTTGGTGGACTAGGTGGTGGTTTTGAGAGTCTATTTGGTGGTGGTGCAGGAACAACCTTTGCTGGCGAAGCATTAGCCGATGCGGGATTACTTGCAGGTACTGGTGGAGCAGGTGCTTTAGGTACTGTTGCAGGAATGGGTGCTGGAACTGGTTTAACAGTAGGTGGAGCAGGTGGTCTTGGCGGTGTTAGTGGTGCGGCTGGTTTGGGCGGTTCTTTAGGAACAGGACTTACAACTGCGGGTGCTGGAGGTCTTGGTGGTCTTACGGGTGCAGCAGGTCTTGGTGGTTCTTTAGGTGCAGGTTTGACAACTGTTGGTGGTTTGGCAGGTGCAAACACTTTGCTTGGTGGTGCTACCCTTGGTTCTACTTTGGGTAATCTTGGTGCTGGTGTTGGCGGTTCTCTTTTGGGTTCTAAGGTTGGGACAGGATTAACTGCGGGAAATCTTGCAAATCTATTCTCTGGTGGTTTGGGTACTGCGGGTAGTTTGCTTCAGATGCAACAATCTAAGGAAGCGGCTCAACAAGCGCAAGCCCGTATTGATGCTGAAACTGCTGCTGCCAAAGCCGCTGCTCAGTTCCGACCTGTTGGCATGACTACTCGATTTGGCACTTCACAGTTCCAAGTTGATCCTGTAACTGGTCAATTGACAAGCGCAGGATACACACTAAGCCCTGAAGCTAAGAATGCTCAAGACCGCTTGGTTAAGTTGGCTGAACAAGGTTTGGTACAAGCAGAAGGCGCTCAACAAGCATTTGAACCACTACAAACTGGCGCTCAGAGTCTATTTAAACTAGGTCAAGGGTATCTTGCTGAAACTCCTGAAGCAGTTGCGGCAAATTACTTGAAGAGTCAAATGGCTCTCTTGCAACCAGGCAGAGAGATAGAGTTAGCTAATCTGCAAAACAGACTCGCTCAACAAGGTCGTACTGGTCTTTCTGTGGCTCAAGGAGGCACTATGGGTGCTACTACTCCTGAATTACAGGCTCTGTTTAATGCTCGTGCTAGACAAGAGGCTGAGTTAGCGGCTAATGCTCAACTTGCTGGTCAAGCGCAAATTCAGTATGGAGCAGGATTGCTTGGTCAAGGTGCTGGCGCTATGGGTCAATACTATGGTGGTCAACAACAGGCTTACGCTCCTTATACGACTGCTTTGGGACAAGTGCAAGGTCTTGAGACTGCTGCACAACAACCACTCACAATGGGCTTGGCTCTTGGTAAAGAAGCGTCTACCGCAGGTGCAAGGGCTGGCGAGTTGGGATTAGGTGGTGCTAGATTAAGTACAGCTTTGGCAACAAGTGCAAATGCTACTGCTAATCCTTATGCTCAAGCATTGATGGCGGCAGGAAATCCTAACGCTATGTTTGGTCAATCACTTGGTAATGTGTTTGGCGGTTTATTTTCGTAAGGATTCATCATGGCAGACAATATAGTAGCGGGTCTATTTGGATTGACTCCTGAGATGTATCAGGGTCAACAATACCAACAAGACTTAAAAAGGGGCTATGAATTGGCTCAACTCGATCCTGGTGCTGCGGCTAGAGCACAGTTGGGTGCAAGTGTTGGTCAACTTGGTCGTGGCTTTGCAGGTGCTATGGGCATAGAAGACCCTCAGTTAAAGCTAATTAGCGCTAGAAACTCTATTGCCCAACAAATAGACCAGACTGATCCTGAGTCGATCCTAAAAGGCGCTCAGATGTTGTCTCAGATGGGCGATCAACAAGGTGCTATGGCTCTTGCAGAATACTATCGCAAGGCTCAAAGTGAAATGGCTTTGGCGGCACAGCGTAATGCTGCGGCTACTCGTGAGCGTGTTCAGTCAACTCCAGAAAAGATTTTGATTGCTAATCAACTTGCTCAATTAAACACTGAGTTAGATGTCTTAACTCAACAGCCATCATCTCCAGAAAGAGATGCAAAACTAAATCTTACAACTAGAAAACTTCAAGCCCTTGAGCAACAGGTTGAAAAACCAAATAAAACAGTTGTTGTTGGAAATTCTTTGGTTGATGCTGTTACTGGTTTTGAGTTATATAAAGGCCCTGATGCTCAGAAATACTCTGAGTTTGCCAAAACATTGATTGATGCGGGACTCAAACCAGGCACTGAACCTTTCCAAAAACGTATGCTTGAATACGCAACAAAGAAAGTCGAAGGCGCTGGAAAAGGCACTGGTAACGTGACTATTGGTGGTATCAATGTTGATACAGGTGCGGCAGCTAAAGCGGCTGGCAAAATTGTTGGTGAAAATGTAGCCAATGTTGAAAATCAATTCTCATTGGAAACCGCCTATAAAGATGCACTTTCTCTGTTAAACAAAGGCATCTATAGCGGTGCTTTTGGCCCTGAACAGGCGGCAGCAACTAAGTATTCGCTTGGTTTGCTTGGTAACCAAAAGAAGCTCGAAAACACAGAAGTGTTCTTGGCAAACATTGGCGAAATTGTAATTCCTCGTTTGGTGCAATTTGGTGGAAATGACTCTAACGAAGAACTTAAATACTTGCAAAATGTTGTGGCTGGAAATCAACGTCTTGAGCCAGAATCTATGAAGCGTATTTTGGCTAGCGCAGAAAAGAAAGTTCAAAACAATATTAAACGTTTGAATCTACAAGCACAAGCGGCTAAAGGTGGTACTGAGCTACCAATTGCACCTGTTACAAATGCACCTCTTGGCTCTCCTCAGAATCCAATCAAGTTGAAGGATAAGTAATATGGCTACTATTTACGAATACAAAGGTGTTTCCTATGAGTTGCCTGATGGACTGAGCGAAGATGATGCGTTGTCAAGAATTAAGAGTTCTTTGCAACCTGAACCTTCTCAACCAGATGTAAAAGCACCCTCATCTGGTTTCTTAATGGGTTTAAAAGACCCTATCACTGCTGGCGCACAAATGATTCCTCGTGCTTTAGGGGCAGTAGCCAGTTTGGGTGGCACTAAGCCTAACTCCTTGAGTGAGTTGCTTTATAGAGAAGCAAAACGTATAGATGAGATGGCTAAAGCTGAAGAGCAATCCTATCAAGCCCAACGTGAACAGGCGGGTGAATCTGGCTTTGATGTGGCTCGTTTAGGCGGCAATATTCTTAACCCTGCCAGTCTTGTTCCTGCGACTCGTGTGGCTCAATTGGCTAGGGCAAGAGGCTTGTCTACTGTTGGTCAAGCGGCAACTGCTGGCGCTGTAGGCGGTGCTATGCAACCAGTAGTCGGAGAAGGTGAGTTTGGTGAGCAGAAGACTAAACAAGTGGTTTTAGGTGGAGTTACTGGCCCTATCGGTGAAAAGGTTGTTGCGGGCGCAGGGCGAGTTCTCAACCCATTAGTCTCCAAAGCAGAGAAAACCATGCGTGAGCTTGGAATTACGCCTACCACTGGTCAAACCCTTGGTGGACAATTTAAGACACTTGAGGAATTTGCTGAGAACATTCCTTTAGTTGGTCAAAGCATTCAAAATGCAAAACAACGTGTACTCTTTGATTTTAACAAGAGTGTAATTAACAAGGCATTAGCTAAAGCAAGTGACCCAACAAAACAAGATAAATTAAGTCTTCCTGCTGATGTAATTGGTAGAGATGCAATCGAATATGCATCAAAAACAGTATCTGATAAATATGACGATGTTTTGTCAAAAATAACATTTGACTTAGATTTTGCAACCACTAGCAATATTTTAGGTGAACTTGCTAAGGCTAAAAGTTTATCAGCAGACCAAAGAGAAAAGGTCGCTGCAGCTTTGAATGACATCGTTTTAAGTAAATTCTCAGGTCAAAAACTTGATGGTAAAACATACAAAGGTATTGAGAGTGATTTACGAAAGAAGGCAAGCGATTATGTTAACAGTCAAAGTGCTTCGGAAAAAGAAATTGGATATGCGTTAAGCGATGTTCTTGGCGTACTTAAAAAAGAATTGTATTTCCAAAATCCCAAGCAAACACCTACATTGCGTAGAGTTGATGCTGCCTTTAGTGATTTATCTGTAATCAATGTAGCTGCGGCTAATTCTGGGGCAAAAAGTGGTGTATTCACACCGCAACAATTTTCCACTGCTGTGCGCCAACAAGACCCAACGAGACGCAAATCTTCGTTTGCTAAAGGTAAAGCTAAAGGCCAAGACATCTCGGATGCCGCACTTGAAGTCATTGGCGACCCCACAGGGGCATCTCAAACAGGTCGGCTTGCGCTTGGAATAGGTGGTGGGTATGGCTTACTATCTGAACCTACAGTTGGTACAGCAACGGCAATTGGAGTCCCCGCTGCCTATAGCCAAGGTGGACAAAAGCTAATTGATGCGTTGTTGCGTAACCGCCCAGAGTTATTGCAACGTGTAGGCGGTATGCTTTCTCAACAATCAGCGCCTTTTGGTAGTGTTGTTGCACCGAGTGCTGTTGGACAGTACAACCTTTCTGAGAGAAGGTAATGAAAGACGGGCTGTTTGCTATCTCAGTAGCGGCCCTTCTTCTTGGTTTTGTAATCTTTTGTAGTTATATTATTGTTTGGGCATTTCCGTGATCGCCTTTCTCTTGGCGGCAACCATAGAGTACCGATGTATTAAATGGACTTGGACTGGTGATGTTTACAACCGAAGGGTTGTGTGCATTAAGTGGGAGAGAAAGAAATGATTGATCCGATAACGGCTCTAGCTGGCATACAGTCAGCTATTTCGATGGTCAAGAAGGCGGCTAATGTTGCCAATGACTTAGGCTCACTAGCGCCCATGATTGGCAAGCTATTTGACGCTAAGTCTGTAGCTACAAAAGCCATGCTTCAGGCTAAACAGTCTGGCAAAGGCTCAAACATGGGTACGGCTTTGCAGATTGAGATGGCTTTAGAACAGGCCAGAGCGTTTGAGGAAGAGTTAAAAATGCTCTTTATGCAGACAGGCAAGATTGATGTTTGGAACAAGATTAAGGCTCGTCAAGCAGAGATGGACTTGGCAGATGCCAAAGAGATAAGTGCTTTAAAGAGAGCAGAGAAAGAAGCCAAAGAGAAAGAGCAAGAACAACTAGAGATTGGCTTGGCAATAGGTGGAATCTGTTTTGTGTTGTTTTTAGTCTTTGTTGGCGTGAATGAGATGATGGATTTCTGTGCAACTACTCGTAGATGTGGCAGATGAATGAGTATCAAAAGACCTTTGACTTGTGCTTAAAAATCTTCGTTTACGGGGTGGTAGCGCTTTATTTCTTGGGGTTTCTGAAGTTCTTACCTGATGACTTGTCAGACAGAATTGTTAATCTTTTACTTGGAAAGGTTGGATTGGGCAAATGAGAATCACCACTTACCAACAGAATGCTCAAATGTTGTCAGAGGCTCACCGAGTGATCCACCAACAGAATATGAAGCGTTTGGCAGAGTTAAACCACCAAGCTCAACAACAACAGAAAGCCCAAGAGATTAAGACTCAATGGGCTAAAGTGGATGTTAAGGCATGAGATTGCTTGCTATTTAATTTGACAAGAGTAAAATGCGAAATGCCAAGTGGCTGTAACTACTTGGCATCTCTAACCTAAATGATGAAAGGACATCAAATGGCTGAAATTAGTTTATCACGTGAGCGTTTGTGCGAGTTGCTAGAGGTGGATACTGAAAAAGGTATCTTTACGTGGCGAAACACAATGGGTGGCAAAGCGCAAAAAGGTCAGCAAGCTGGTTCAAAACAAAAGATTGGATACATTTTAATAAGGCTTGACCAAAAAGATTACTACGCACATAGATTGATGTGGCTGTATGTTTATGGTGCAACACCACTATTACAGATAGACCATATCAATCGGGACAAAGAAGATAACAGACCTGTTAATTTGAGATTGGCAACACAAAAGCAAAATAGTGAAAATGTATTTAGGGCAAAACAGAACACTTCAGGGTTTCGTGGTGTTCGATTTGAAGCTAGGTTGAAGTCAAAACCTTGGTCTGCTTGCATAACAAACAATTACAAGCAGAAGCATTTGGGATATTACGCAACAATGGAAGAAGCGATTACTGCAAGACAAACTGCTGAAGATGCACTTTTTACACATCACATAAGACAATGAAAAACACTATTCTGGTTGCTATTGTTGGACTTTTTTTATCTGGATGCTTAGAAGACAGGTATCGGTACTTTTGCCAAAACCCAGATAACTTTCATGCTGAACAATGCCAGAAACCTAAATGTTTGTTTACCCAACAATGTCCTGAATACTTAGTAGCCCCTATTTTGGAAAAGAAAATCAATGACATCCAACCAGAAACCAAACCTAACAACTGAAGAATTTGAGGTTCGTGTATGGGGATTTGTGGTCATTGTCGTGACCTGTATCCTGTGCTTTATCGTCATTGCTTTGCTCTATTCTGTCACCTTTGTGACTCAGCCCATCAAAAGTATGGCTCCGATTGACCAAGCCTATACCAAGATGCTGAACGACATTGTTCTTTTGATTGTTGGCGGTATCGGTGGTGTGATGACTAAAAGAGCCGCTGGAGCAGTTTCTAAGGCTTTTGGAGCGCCTCAACCTCCGATGCAACCAATGTGTCAACCAATGGGTTATCAAGGCTCTATGGGCGGTTTTAACCCTTCCTATGGGTCTTCCTACGCACCTCCGCAATCTGCGTATGGTTTGCCTAGTCAACCATTCGGTGCTATGCCTGTTTGGACTAATCCTGAGTTGGATGAATCTTGGACACCTGGCCCTCCACCGACTACCCCTCCTGACCACCTAGAAGACGACCATGAGCGTGAAGAGTTGGCTCAAGCAAGAAAAGAGGCTGAATAATGTTACCTTTACCTCTCCCGTGGCTTATTGTGGGTGTTCTAGTGTCTTTATTTGGGTCTTACAGGGTAGGACACCACTATGGATGGCTAGAACGTGATGGAGACATGAAGATCGCTATTGCTAAAAAGAACGAAGAATCCCGTAAAACAGAACAGAAATTGACTGAAGAACTGAACCTAAATGCTACTAAATTATTGGAGGCAAACAATGCTATCAATCAAAAGACTTCTGCCCTTAGTGCTGCCAATCGTGCTGGCAAGTTGCGCCTCTGCCCCTCAAGTAACGTA